CTGGATACAGTTCACTATCGAACGGCTTGTCCACTACAACATACGGTCCATTTTCACTTGAAAAGACATAGTTGGTTATTCTTCTTTTCTGTCCGACTTCGGGCCCACGACCACCTGAAATGTAAACATCATAATTGTCGTAGTATGTTGCTGGTTGGTTTGGTGCTATTGATTTCTTCAGATAAACTCTGTTCATTTCACCAGTGTTTCCTCTGGCAACAGATTGGGATTCGCCCTCTTTGTATGCAGCAGAAAATATTGCCGTATTGGTTCCTGCTGCTATTTCAGCACGAATAATTGATCCTGCGACGGCTGACTTTTGCACATTGTATTGTGTCGAGTCTTCCCCTAGAGTTCTGTCCTTGACAAATTTCACTGGCATATAGTCCGTGGTCAAGAAACCTTTACACTCACTTGTGATGTTACCGAGGTACTTCCACTTGTACCCGTCATTCCCGACTTGTTTAATTTCTGCGTCAGTGTGTGTTGGTTTAACAGTGGACTTTGATCCATTGTTGTTGTCAATGCACATGTATATTCTTTTACTGTCAACCAGAACGTAGTACTGTTCACCTGTCAAGTCTTCGTCATCTTCAAACTTTTTGTATACAGTTCCACTTCCCCAGTTGTATCTCGGAATCACATAGATCACATCGAATGGTTCTATCTTCTTTAGAGCGATGGCATTTCTCTGTCCATCGAACTGACCTCGTACTGAATCGACGATAGCAGGTGGATCGCTCTCGTCGTCCCAAGGATCGACTTTACCAATGAACACAAAATAATTGTCTGAACCACTTACGATTGAATCGTAAACGTCAGTTGCTATTTTTTCTCCGAACCCAGTTTGAAATCCGTTTGCCATGTTTTACCTTAGAAGTTTGGACTTGCGCCTGTTGCGCCAGTATAACCTTGATCTGATCTGTAGAGTTGTCCCAATCGCATTCTGAAGAAATTGCAAAGTGTAATTCCATCAAAAGAAATGCCTGCCGGTATATTATCTAGTCCTCTTGTGTTGGGGTGGTGATAGATATTCCAGAAAGCAAATCCAGAGGCATGTGCCGATGTGTATCCCTCGGTTCCTGTAGAACCTAGTGGGTTTCCTAGTGGATCGTGTGACGTAATTCCAGATTCGGGAACAGTAACAAAAGTGATTCCCTGATTGCCCGCATTGAATACCGAACCCGTTGGTCCCGTTGCTGCTATTGGATTATATCCAAGTGGATAGAGGTCACCAGTCGCACCCAACCACGAACCGGCTGAGGTTACTTCGTTGTCGCGGAGATTTTTTTCTGTTGAAAATTTATAAGGTGTATAGTGACCGATGACTGGAATTTCAATTCTCTCGAACATAGAGAAGTTATTTTCATTCCAGTCCAGTGTTCGAAGCAAGTCAACCTGACCAAACATTTTCATACCAGCAGGGTGGATGATTTTCTTGAAAATATCTTTGTACTTGTTTAGAGATATTTCTGCCTTCAGGACGTAAGAATAAACTTGGTAGTAATTATTGTCCTGTAGGACATTAGTAGATGAAAGCATTCCCTTGCTGTCTGCAAAGTATTCTGGGTATTCGTTTAGGACACCCGCCTGCACGGATCCACTAAACCCACTTCCGCTTGATGAATTAACTGTAAGTGGCAACTCACTGCTAGTAAAAGTCTTTCCTGGCTTTATAACTTCGATGCCCTTTACGTTTCCGTTTATACCAACCTTTGAAACTCTACCTTCAAAGTTTTTGAAGATGGATGAATTTATTTTGACGACATCTCCACTCTTATATTCGAGTCCACCTGCGGTTATCTTAATGTTCGAGAATGTATTGAAAAGAGTTTCTTTGTAGGTCAGTCCATTTATTGTGAACGTCAGTTTAAAATCTAAAACAAAATCACCCCGAACATCATCAACAAAAATCTCTGCAAGTTCTACGCCGTCTCGTTCAATAAATTCTACACGAACAATTCTTGCTGACGCAGAGGTTCCCTTTGTGTATGGGTCTTGCTGAATCACTCTTGTGTTCTCTGCGGAAAATAATGTTTCTCCCGTCGATCTAGAGCAAATTATAGAAGTTTCACTTACATAGTTGCCATCTGATGCTCTGAGAATATCTTCTTTTGGATAGTAAAAATCAAGATCAACACCAAAGACAATTGCCATGAGAAATTTAAACGAGTCCTCGGTTCCCTTGGCACGATAAAAGTCTTTGATGTTCTTAAGAACATTCTGAAAAGACACGCCAGTCGCAAGGGCGACTGGGAAATTCTTGAGGTAAACATCTCTGAAATTTGAAGTGAACTCATCTATGGTCTTGTCGATGTCACCATAGTTTCTCATCTGGTCGATTGCTCGACCGGGTGATCTGTCAGTCTCTTCCATGAACTCAAAGTATGATTTCAAAAACAAAACAAACTCCGGATACTCTGTCGTAACAAAGTCCGGTAGTTGTTGTTCTATAAAGTTTGGAAGTTTATATGGATTCTCTTTTCTGCGAGATTCCATAGACGAGACAACACTTGCACCCTCCGGGGCAAGGCCCCCGGCACGGATGGACAGTGGAAGGAATGAGTGTCTAGCGTCTCCTGTCGGCATTAATAGGTTCCGATGTTATCTCTTCGATAAGTTGTTGTGATTACAGAACAAGTCACTGAGTCATCGAAGGAGTCAATGGTAATGATTGTGTTTTCTCTTGCCAAGACATCCTGATCCGACGGCTTTGCGGTTATTGATATGTAATCGTTTGAAACATATCCAACCGGAACAAAGGTGCTGTTGAGTGAAAGTATTCCTGTATCATAATCAATGGTTCCGATGTTAGAGGCAACAAGAACCTGCGATCCACCCACACTTGTAAACAGATTAATGATTCCATATCCATCATCAGTAAAGTAGCAATTTAAGATGCTACCTGATGAGTTTTTGTGTTGGAATGTGTTGGAAGTAACAACTGGAATGTGTCCGTCGTGTGGATGGAAAATTTTGTTTCGGAACCGAACAGTGTTCCCTGTACCACTCCCAAGAGTTGGAGTTATTCTTTTCTCCATGCTAATTGTGAGTTGGTTTCCGATTATGGATGGTTCAAGGAAGTCTATCACTCTCGATAGTCTGGAGTTGATGTAGTCTTCGTTGAATCTTTCTAGTCTGTTGTCGCCGTGATCTAAGATTGCAGAAATCACGGAACCTCGGATACCCTCACTTGAGAGTGTCGTTTTAGTTGGGTCATATGTGACTAAGCAATTCACATTCAGATAGAGGTACTCGGCATCAACAATTTCTGGTGTAATTGAAACTAGGTTCTTCGATTGTAACGCACTCAGAATGCTTGCCTTTTCCGTGTCTGTAAGAATTAGTCCGTTGTTTGGTTTGACTGAGACGAAAACTTTTCCGTATTGTGGTGGAACGGATGTTTCGCCACCGTAGACAGACACGGACTCTGCATTCGCATATGTTGATCGCACAGCTGCAACATAGTCATTCTCGGTTACATTTCTGTTCTGTGCTTGATAAGATAGTGGTGCTGTGAATTTAACATTTTGCTTCGTCTGTCGTTCCGCCCCACCACTAGCGGGGGTTATAACTTCCACTGTGCCAACAGAAGATGCAAATGTTCTTCTTGCTTCACTATCGGCCTGCCCGAGACCGTTTGATTCTTCACCACTAGAGACAACATACGCAATTGTAATTACGTTTCCGTTTGATGGTTTCTTTCCCAGAACTCCATCACCAAAGTATATTTCGTAGAATCCATCTCTACTTTCTTGTAAGAAGTATGCCTCACTTGATGATGTGAGTGAAGTTATGTCGGATGCAAGAGTCCACGGAGTCGAAACTCCAGATGGATCTGTAGTTGAAGTCTGGACCACAAGTCTAATCGTAGATGTATCTACATCTAAATCAGGGATTCTAAATTTTTGATCTGAAACTGATGTGTCAAAGAGGTAGGAAGTTGTTCTGTATTCACCTTCAGTGAAAGATGCACTTGAGTATATTCCGTTGCCGTCCGTGTCTTCTGTCTGGAGAACTGGAGCAAGTGACACAAAACTATATCCGCCGCCATTTATTACCGTGTATGCAGGGAGATATGTGTTTGATGCGTATGATTCACCTGTCTTGATATCAACGACAACACTCGAAGACTTGATCGAAGATGGAGTGTACCCTAGATGCTTTGCAAGTGAAACAGCAGATTGCCTTTTCACTGCACTGTCCAAGAACATTTCATTAGCAACCATGTTTGCATAGAACCCCATGTAGTGGGTGTTGTATGCCATCACATCAATGAGAACACTGAGAGCAGAACCCTCGAAATCATAATCAGTAAAGTACCCCTGTGAAGTAAAGTGATTTCTCAGGGATGCTTTAATGGCATCGAAGTCTAGTTCTGTTATTGGTGTGTTTGCCATTATCGTATCCTATCAATACTGATATTTTGCGTGATGAGATTACTTTCGTTTAAAATATTATACTGTATGATAACCACTAGAGTGTTTTCATCCTCTTCACTTCTACCAATCATGACATTGACCAGTTTAATTCTGGGTTCATATGTCTTCAATGTATTTTCGATATCATCTTTCAGGGTATACGCGATCTGGGGTGTTATGTTTTCGAAAAGTTTTTCGGTGACACCAGAATTTAAAGACGGCTGAAAGAGTCGATCGTATTTGTTAGTCATGACCAAGTTGCGAACTGAACTTTTTATTGCCTCTGTGTTGTTTTTAACAGACACATCCCGCGTTACTGGATTTCTAAAGAAAGAAAAATCCAAGTCCCTGTACTTTACATTTGCTTTTGTCGTTTTTTCTTGGTATGCCAT